TTAGCGCTCATCGGCATGCTCCTTATCCCAGTCGTTGATCAGCGTGATAAAGGCTTGCTCCATAGTCGGATCCGGTTGCTGGTCATCCGCCGCCTGCGCTTTTAAGTCGTCCGGCGTGCCGCTGGCAATCAGCTTGCCGCGATAGACCAGGCCGATACGGTCGCAGTATTCCGCCTCATCCATAAAGTGGGTGGTGACCATCACCGTGACCCCTTTCTCCACCATGCTGTTGATATGCAGCCAGAATTCGCGGCGGGTGAGAGGGTTGTAAGGTGACAGTTATGTAGTGAACATCGGAACGAATCCGGGAACAGGTGAAAGAAAGCGGGATCTGGTGGGACAAACTCAGGCAGATTAAGGCTTGGCGGCAATATGCTCGCTCGCGTGCTAAGACGGATTGTTCATTGTTAAAATTAGATCACCGCCGAGCGCTTGCATACTTCTGACACATAAAAATGTAACGTTAATGCGCTTTGTTTAATGGATTCATACAGCGTTTAAATATCTTTAACTGTGTAACTTGCTTTGTGGCACTTTGACGCTTTTTGTAATCAGTTGGTACTGCTTTGATCGAGTTAAAGCACAGCTTGATTAGAGTCAATTCTCACAATCCTAAAGGCCAGTTAAGTTGTTCTGGTGAACACTTTAACCGGCCTTTTTGCTATCACCCAAAGGGCCTGGTGAGGCTACATCTGCACCAACCGCAGATGACCCTTTTTTGACTGTGGACTCAAGAAAAGTAAGCAGGCGTTCCTTCTCATAATCAGAGCATTGTATGAGCTGGAGGTTTCTCTCATCCTTCAGTTTTAAAACAGTATCGACCCCTTTTCGGGCAATCAACTCAAACAATGATTTTATCTCGTGTTCATTGAGGATGCTTAAAATGGAAACGAGGGTTGTTTCATAGCTCACGTGAACCAAAGTATTGCGGGATTCCTTATGTTTATCCTTCTTGGGTTCGACAGCGATGACAGCGTCATCAATCCAGCGTTCCAGCATAGCGTCATTCTCGTCTGGGCTCTGCCCAAGAAGCCATCCAATAGTCACGCCTTCGATACTTGCTATTTTACGTACTACCTCGATTCTTGGTGATGATTCAGGTCTGGCGTAATAGTTCTTGAGTGTACTGAAATTGATATCCCAATCTTTCGCCGCTCTGTACAAAGAACGACCTTTCAGTAGTAGGTTCAACCTTTCACAAAAGGGTTCTTTTTGATTACTCTCAAAAGAACCTTTCGTATTATCATTTTTCATCTTAATGAATCCTTTGTATCTTGTTGATATTAATGTCTTTTATTTAAAATCTGACTTGGGACTCAAAAACACCTTGCAAACATCTCTTTCGAGTCCTAATCTTTATCCATACGGATACCCGCGCAGTTATCCGCGCGGATAACTTTTTAGGATAGATGAATCATGAACCGAAATGAAGATCTGACTGATTGGCACCCTGAGACGATTAAGGCGGAAATCCACAAGCGTGGTTTATCTTTCCGCTCTTTATCGGTTCAGGCGGGCTACCAAAAAGACTCTTTAAAGAGTGTATTGCGCACACCATGCCGCCCGTATCAGCAGATTGTTGCTGATGCTCTTGGTGTTTCTCCTGAAACCATCTGGCCGAGCCGCTATGCCGCTCATAGCTACATGAATAAGGCGGTCTGATTATGTTTGTTGTTGCAAAGGAATTGGTCGGTGTACCTGGTTTACCTAAAACGGTAAAAGGAATTCGTGAGGCATTAACGCGCTATTCCGCAGGTGCTGAAGATAAAGTGCGCAAGCGTGCAGGCGGCAAAGCATTAGAGTTTCACATCACCGTTTTGCCTCCTGAAGCACGTGCAGAGGTACTCTCCGCTAAAGGCATGGTGGAAACATCTTCTGGTGTCATCTCTCTGCCGGAACGCACTAAGGGTAATGCTGACTCTGCACATAACTTCGAGCGCCAGCAGCTCTGGAAACACTGGGAAGGTGCGACCAACGAACAGCGCCAGCGTGCTGAGCAGCGCACCACTGCGGTCTCTCTTGTCGCGGAGCTGGTCGATTCAGGTCTGTCTTTGCGCCTGGCTCTGAGAACAGCGGCAATGAAACTGCATATGAGCGAAGGCTCTTTGCGTAACCTGTATTACCGCGTACAAAACCGCAGCCGTGACGTCTGGGCCCCGTTCTGCTTGACCGCCGTCTGCGTGAGAAGTGCAAAACCAACCGTGAAGCGCCAATCAGCGAAGATGCCTGGCAATTTTTCCTGGGGATTATCTCCGCCCGGAAGAGCCCTGCTTCACGAAGTCGTATGAACTTCTCCAGATAGCGGCGCGGGAATATGGCTGGGAAATCCCTTCTGAACGCACACTGCGCCGCCGTTTGGAACGCGAAATTGATGCACGTGTCATTGTCGCTACCCGCAAAGGTGATAACGCACTGGCACGTATGTTCCCGAGCCAGCAGCGCACCGTCGCGCAGCTGCATGCGATGGAATGGATAAACGGCGATGGTTACCAGCACAACGTATTCGTGCAGTGGTACAACGGTGAAGTGATCCGCCCAAAAACGTGGGTCTGGCAGGATGTCCATAGTCGCAAAATTATTGGCTGGCGTACTGACGTCTCTGAAAACAGCGACAGCATTCGCCTGTCACTGATGGATGCCATTTCAGAATTCGGTAAGCCTGAACATGTCACCATCGATAACACCCGCGCAGCGGCTAACAAATGGCTGTCAGGTGGTGTTCCTAACCGCTATCGCTTCAAAGTTAAGCCGGATGATCCGATGGGTATTCTGCCGATGCTCGGTATTCAGGTTCACTGGACGAGTGTTATTGGCGGTAAAGGCTGGGGGCAGGCAAAACCGATTGAACGTGCGTTTGGTATCGGCGGTCTGGGGATTATATCGACAAACATCCTTCTCTGGCCGGGCATATACTGGCCCGAATACCCAGAATAAACCGGACAATTACGGTGACCGGGTTGTTGATGTTGAGACATTCCTTTCCGCTGTCAACGAGGGGATCGCCATCTATAACGCGCGTGTCGGCCGTGAAACTGAGATGTGTCAGGGGGAGCTGTCATTTGACCAGGCATTTGAGCGCAGTTACAGCAATGCGGTTGTCACCCGCCTCAGTGAAGAGCAAATCCGCCAGCTGATGCTGCCAGCAGAAGCCGTAACGGTGAAAACTACCGGTGAATTCTTCCTGCAGTGCGGCGGCACTCTTTATGGCCGCAAAAACAGCTACTGGAACCCGCTTCTGGCCAATATTCGCCAGCGTAAAATTACGGTTCGCTTCGATCCTCGCAACCTTCACAGCGAAGTGGCGTGTTACGACCTTGATGGCCGCTTCCTTTGCATGGCGGAATGCCGCTCAGCTGTCGCGTTCGGCGATACCGAAACTGGTCGCGAACATAGCCGCCAGCGTAAGCAGATGATGACCCATACCAAACGCGCAGCCAAAGCTCAGCGCCGCATGACGGCAATCGAGGTTAACGATCTGCTGCCAAAAGTTGCACCGCCAGAACCACCGCAGCGGCATGTTGTTGAACGTGTCTTTGCCCAGGGTAATGCACTGAAAAAAGTTCAGGAAGTCCAGGAGCATCAGAACGAGAACGATGTGATTTTCCAGACGCTGATGAAAAGTGTCAGCAAGTCGAAGAAATAAAAAAGCGACGTTTGAGCCGCCGCTTTTGAGAAGTGTTTAAAACCGCATTAACAATGGAAAAATACAGGATTAAAAACGATGACGCAAATTAACCATGATGTAATCCGTAATACCGTAAAAGGCCTGATTGATGACAAAACCATTTCTGGTGCTGCGCTGTCGCGTGAAACTGGGGTGTCTTCGTCTGCCCTTTCTCAGTTTATTAACGGTAAATATAAGGGCGACAATGATGCCGTGGCGGCATCAATCAGCACCTGGCTTGAGTCCCGTAAAACTGCCCAGAGTGCGCTGCCGGAAATCCCTGACTATGTCGTGACGCCGACCTCTGAAAAAATCACGGCCGCGCTGACCTATGCCCAGTTGACCCACACCATCGCGCTCGTTTACGGGAATCCAGGTGTGGGCAAGTCGGAAGCGCTGAAGCAATACACTCGTACAGGCAACAACGTCTGGCGTCTTACCGCGAGCAAGTCCCGCACGAACGAGCTGGAAACCATGTATGAGCTGGCGCTGGAGATGGGGATTTCAGATGCGCCTTATCAGCGCGGCGCGTTATCCCGCTTGCTGCGTCGCCGGCTGCGAGACACCAACGCCTTAATCATCATTGATGAAGCGGACTGGCTGAACTATGACGCCATTGAAGAGCTGCGCATCCTCCAGGAGGAATGCGGTATTGGGCTGGCGTTTATCGGCAACCACAAAGTCTATGACCGCCTGACTGGTGGTAGTCGCACCGTCGATTTTGCTCGTTTGTTCTCTCGCGTGGCCAAGAAAATTGTTATCAACAACGTGCTGGCCGCTGATGTTGATGCGTTCTGTGATGCTTGGAAAGTTGACGGCCGCGACGAGCGCAAGCTGTTACGTGCGATTGCAAAGCGCCCTGGTGCTCTGCGCTCTCTCTCCCACATTCTGCCGCTGGCCCATATCTACGCCAGCGGTAAAAGCGAGCCGGTTAACTCTGGCCATATTCATTCAGCAATGCTTGAGCTGGGGCATGCTGAAATCGTGGAGGACTAATGAATAAAGAGAGCATGGTCAAATGTACTCGTTGCCGGAATATTCATAAAGAAGGCGAGCGAATCGAGGTCAGGGATAAAGCATATAAGGGCATTAAGGTTTTTACCCTTGTTTGTCCCGCTGCGGTTGTAAAAACTATTACGATTTGAGCAAAGAGGTCGGCAAACAATGATTAGCGAACTGATTTCCTCACATGTACAGCAAGCGATGGCCACTGAGGCGTTGTTGAACAAAAAAGGCTGTCTGGTTACGGAGTTTCGCCAGACTCGTTCTCGTCCCGTTCTGGAGGTGTCATGCCCTCCGGTTGACCTGCTCAACAGTGCTGTGCGTATTGTTGAGCGTAACAATTCAGGCTCCCGCTCCGTGTGGGTCGCCAGTTTCAACGGTTGCCGGATTATCTGGCGATAAGGAGTCAATATGGCAAAAGTTATCATCGAACTGACTCGGGATTTTACCTGCAAACAAGATGCAGGCCGTACCGAGATTCTGGGCGTTGTAGTTTCTATTGAGGACCGTAACCCCGATGGGAAAATTGGTCCTCAAGATGTATTGGCCGCAGCGATCAAACAACGCATTCCTCAGGTTATTAAAGAAGCCGGTGAAGAAGTCGCGGCTCTTATAGGAAAATTCGGCATTTCAGCTCGTTCAGAAATGATGGCAAAAAATGCGAATCAAAAGCATTAATCAGGAGATATAAACAATGGTATCAAAACCGAAACGCATTAAAGCCGCTGCGGCGAATTACGTATCTCAGTCTCGGGATGCGGTAATCACTGATATTCGTAAAATTGGTGACCTGCAGCGCGAAGCTACCCGGCTTGAATCGGCGATGAATGATGAAATCGCTGTTATTACCGAGAAATACGCAGGTCTTATCAAGCCGCTTAAAGCTGATGTTGAAATGCTTTCAAAGGGTGTTCAGGGCTGGTGTGAAGCCAATCGTGATGACCTGACCAGCAATGGTAAAGTCAAAACCGCCAATCTGGTTACTGGTGATATCCAGTGGCGTATCCGTCCTCCGTCAGTATCTGTTCGTGGGCCTGATGCGGTGATGGAGACGCTGACGCGCCTGGGATTGTCGCGTTTTATCCGAACGAAGCAGGAGATCAACAAAGAGGCCATCCTCAACGAGCCACTGGCAGTGGCTGGTGTGGCTGGTATTACAGTTAAATCGGGAATAGAGGACTTTTCCATTATTCCGTTTGAGCAGACTGCTGATATTTAAAGCACATAATTAATTAACTCTGTTTTTATTTCGGCGCTAGCGTCAGGGGTTCGTTCGCGCCGAATCCGACAAAAGGAATATTTAATGAACGAGAAACAATTTATTTCGATGCTTATCGACCTGAAATCATGGCATCAAAATCGCGTTGATAAATGCCAACTGATTATCGATACAAAAGATGCCGATATTTGCATAGATATGGGCGAGGACGGGGAGAGAGTTTTTCCAGCATATTCGGTCCAGGCCGCTTTCATCAGGATCGGCGTTCAACTGGCACTTCTCCAGTTCCAGCCGTTCCCCATCACTATGAAGCAGGCGGATGACGACATGGAGGATGAAGACGATGAATAAGCTTCATGTTTTCGATGCGGCGCTTGCGCTCTGGGGTTATGACCGTCAGGTTCTGACCACGGCAGAAGAATGTAACGAACTGGCCGCTGTCTGCACCCGTTTTGTTAACCACAAGGCCAACGGGAATCGTATCGCCGAAGAAGCTGCCGATGTTGAAATCATGATTGAACAGCTTCGTCACAACGGGATGAACGACATGATTGATCATCACAAAACCCGAAAGCTGGCGCGTCTCTCGCAGCGTGTTGGTGTGGAATGCCCGGCGGTATCACCTTCCTGTCCGTCAGTATCTTCCCTGCTGGAGGAAGCGCTGGAACAGCTGGAGATGGCACAGGCGCTTTACCTGGACAAAGCGACCAGCAAGCGTCTCGCCGCAGCCAGAACGCGCAGCTGTATCGCTGCGCTGATGCAGGCGGCACAGGGCATGGTCCGCGAGCAACAGCAGGCAGAAAGCCGTCAGGGAGAAAGAGCATGATAGACAGCATCAAATCCGTACTTACGGAAAAAGGGGAAATGACCTGCCTGCAACTGGTGAGCCAGACAGGTAAAAGCGCCCAGGAACTGATTTCCGTCCTTCGTCGTGCCGTGGACGGTGGCGAACTGTCGGAGCGCAACGGTTTTTATGCGCTTCCCTCGTCAGACGGTACGTTATCCCGTCGCTGCTCTTATAAATGGGTTGAGGGGACGGTGTTGCCCAAATGGGTTGTGAATCTGGCAACCGGTATTCGTACATGTGAGACCGTATTTGTTATTGCTGAGACAGATTCATGGCTGCAACAGCAGGGTTTTCCCCAGTTTGTCCCTGCGCTGATTGATGTCCGGTTAATGCATATACAGTGCTGGTCCACAGGCAGGATTATCGACGCTCACGTTCTGCGGTATCTGCCACTCGATACGGGGGCAGTCCTGTGAACATATTACTGGGCATCATTATTTACCTTATTTTCGCGTTTTTAACGTACCTGCTGGTTTCCGCTCTTGATGGCAAATACAGCCACGAGAAGCCGGAAGACTCGGCCATTGCGGTCGCTTTCGGTCTTGCCTGGCCTTTTACGCTCCTTCTTGGGCTGGGGCTGGTCATGATGTGGGCAGTATTTGACTGGTGGGATGTTCTTTATCTGAAAGTTAAAAAGGGATATTTCGGGGGCCGAAAATGAGCGAAGAAATGCAGCGTTATCACGATGAAATCAAATGGCGGAATGATGCTATTAACTGCCTGGTCAGGGCCATTAATGGTCTTGAGCTAAATGTGGAAGAGGATTTCCTCCCTGATATGGTACAGAACGCAATCCAGACCGTTCGCAGCCAGCGGCATACGGTTCTGATCCTGACAGCCCGCCAGATACTCGAAGCGGCGGAGTTTGCCGGGCTGGATGTCTGTGTTGACCCCGTAAACGATGAGCTTGACGAAGAATATTGTATCCGCACCGGCATAATTGCAGGTAGCCCACAGGAAGGGCTGGAGCCTTACGAGGGGCCGCTTATTGAATCCCTTCTGTATCCAGAAGAAGGAGCTGTACCGCTGTCCGGGGAGCAACCGTTTAAAGAATATGAGCCAGTTATTGATGAGGGCTTTTTGCGTCAGGCTGCGCAGTGCAACGGCTGGCCGGGGAACTGGCCCGCAGGCTGCTTGATGAAAACAGGAGGACGTCTGAACTGGTTATGTTGATCAAACGCCTTGGTTCTTCACTGCGCAGTGCGCGGCCAGAATGTAAATTGCCTGATACAGCAATGCGTTACTTAAGTAAGCACGGTCTTGTCAGCGCCAATGATTGCCTGCGGACCAGTATCCCTCAACGTATTCGGGAACCGGGTCTGTATCAGGAGAATAAACCGTTATGACTATTTCAAAAGAACAGTGGAAAGGTATCCAGAACACGCTGGGCGACCTGTATTGTCAGGTAAAATTTACGTTACCTTCAGGCGAAGTAATTAGCGTCATGAAGTCGTTTATCTCTGAGAACAAGACCGCGCTCATTGTCTGGATCGACGATACCCGCTGCGAGGCGTGGGGCTGGAAAGAGCATGATGAGTATCGGCCCCTCACCGAGCTTGTGTGGCGTCGCAAGACCTACAAACCCGGCGCTTCAATCATTCGTCGTGCGTCCAAAACCAGAGACGGGCAACGCTGGCTGAAGCGGAAAGAAAATGCGTATGTGCATGAGGTGGTTGAATACTGGGTATGCCATTTCAGCACTGCAGCGTCGTTGGTTCGCCAGTTTAAAAAAATTGATGGGCTTGAGCTCATTACTCCTGTCAGCGAGGTGGTGAGAAATGCCTAAAATTATCTGGTCCAGAGTCCCAGAACTTTGATCTGGTTGCTGGTGAACCCTCATATTTTGGGGTCTATCATACTCAGTGGTCTGGCAACATTAATCTGTGTTGTTCTCTTCTGGAGCGGTGACAAGCTGGATGATATTGCACGAGTTATCAGAAAATGGAATGTCGATCCTAATAATAAAATGCTTCAGTGGCCAACTCTATGTGACGCACTGATTGATTGGTACAAGGTGAAAAAATGAGAGCGAATACCATCAAACTGATCCACGTGGCGCGGCGTTCTCTGGGCCTTGACGATGAGACCTATCGAGTATTTTTAGGCTCTGTTGTTCCAGGTAAGAGAAGTTGTCGCGATATGAGTGCGCAGCAGCTGCAGACCGTTCTTGATGCACTTAAAGAGAGAGGCTTTAAACCGGTATCATCGAAACCCAAAGCATCATCGGGGATTGTTGGCAAAATTCGGGCAGTATGGTTCACCATGTACAATCAGGGGTTCGTCACCAGTAACGACACGACCGCGATTGATGCTTACGTTAAGCGTATTACACGGCAGCAGAACGGTGGCGAAGGAGTGGCAAAGCTGAACTGGCTGCGTGACGAAAAAGCCAGAACCGTTCTTGAAAGCCTGAAGCGTTGGCATATGCGGTGCATGCTTGAGCGTCTGCCTGATAACGGCATCAAGCCGACTTACGATGCAACGCTACAGAGGTATAAACAGGTGCTTAGATAGGAGAAGACCCGCATTTAGCGGGTCTTTTTTATTTTTGTAGGCTTTCGGTATTCGTCCATACGTCATACAGCTCTCCATCGGCATAAACTTTGAGTTGAGCCACTCCATCAGTCCATCCTCGGGCAACGACTTTTTCAACTGGCATCCCTTCTTGCGGCATGAAACACTCTGTTTTCATGATTTTCTTGAATGCAGACTCATCGCCGTGCTTAAGAATAGCCTGCAGCTTGTCGAAACTCTCTCGTGAAATGCACACAGGATATTTGCCATTTATTTGAGCTGCAGTAGAAGCAAATGCACACCCAGAAAGAAATATTGCTGTAATAATTTTTTTCATTGTAGTCCCATTTTTTTGGTCGATTTGGAGCGTAGCATGCCATCAGTTTAGAGAAAGGATAAACACCAATATCAAACGACATCAAATTATTCGCATATTTTTTGTATACTGTCTGTACGCTTACCTTGAGGAGGGTTTATGTCACAACAGTCAGAGCTTTTTGAACACGATCCGGCCATCCACCAGTTGCTTGACCATATCGACAATATTCCTGTCGGTGAGCTTGAGCACCAATGGCCACAAATGCTGGTTGCACTTGTCGATGTGATGGAGGCAGAATTGAAGCGCCTCGGAGTTGCTGAAGACAGTCGTTTGCTGGCGCGTAAACTGGCGCTGGCCATGTCCCACTATATGGGCGGACGTCAGTATTATCTGCCATCCGGCGACAAGCTTGTTACAGCGTTACGGGACGATCTCATCTTCTCCCGTTTCGATGGCCGCAACCTTGAAGACCTGCGCCGCGAGCATCGTTTATCTCAGACGCAGATTTACGATATCATCGCCCGTCAGCGCAAGCTTCATACCCGTCGTCGCCAACCGGATTTATTCCCGCACTAATTATCTGTAACAACCGACTGCGCTCGAGAGTGCGGGTTGTACTCAGATACCGGAATCACCTCTCTAATCAGCTTTTTCTTATCCTCGGATGCAGATCCACTCACCGGATAAGCTGATGCCCCAAATACCCCGTAGTCTGAAAGCGTCATTGCTGGCGATTGCTATCGCCGGTGGCGGTTATCACGAAATGACCCGCGAGACCCTTATCCACGTCGAGGGATCGAATATACCCGTACCGCGACATTGCCGGCATCCTGACCGTATGCGTTGGCCATACTGGCGCTGATATCCAGATGCGAACCTACACCCATGATGAATGCATGGCGCTGTTGGACAGCGATTTAAAGCCCGTTCGGGCAGTCATTAAACGGCTGGTAAAAGTCCCTTTAACCGATTTTCAGCGTACTGCACTTGAGACCTTTGTTTTCAATACCGGCACCGGGCATTTGCCCGTTCGACCCTCCTCAAAAAGTTGAATGCTGGTGATTTTGAAGGCGCTCGCGACCAGATGCGCCGCTGGGTATTTGCCGCCGGGAAACCGTGGAAAGGACTGATGACGCGCCGTGAAGTTGAGATGGCCATCTGGTCTGTCGGAGGTGTTGATGACCTTCGCTGATCGTCTTATCGCTGCCGGCGCGATTGCACTCCTGGTCACCGTGGGTGTGGTCTGGGTAAAGGCTGAGAGAACGCACAGCGATAACGTCCAGTTACGCCGGGACCTGCAGACCCAGACACAAGCCAGAAACACAGCAGAATGGCTGCTACACGGCCAGGAGCAAACCATCCAGATATTCAGCGCCATCCGCGCGGCCAATGCCGCAGCACGGCGCGAAGACGAGAGGCTGCGCGATGAAGCTCAGAACCAGATCACCCTCATCCTTGAAAAAGACGAATGCGCTAAGCGCGATGTGCCTGCTGCTGCTGTTGAGTGGTTGCAGCGGGTCGAGAACCGCGCCCGTTCCGGTAGTGGTGACCCCGCTGCCTATTGATGCAGAACTGCTGGCGGAAACGCCTGTGCCAGTGCGCCCCGCACCGTTCACATACGGTGCCTCGGTGGTCTGGAATGCCACGCTATTAACAGCACTTGGCCAGTGCAATCGCGATAAGAACGATGCCCGCCAGCAGGATTTAAAAAGGATTGAAATTTATGGACGCCGACCTGCTTCAGGAGGCTGAAGAGTTTCTGCGGGAACTTTGGCAGCAACAAGGTTGCAGCTGGCCTGGACCACAAATCCAGCGCCCTGAGCCTGACCGTATTTGTGTCTTATGTCGCCGCCGACTGGGTGTTGTTGAGCTGACAGACCTGTATGAGCCGCAATGCCAGTTTTGTTATTCAGGGAGTTAATCGTGGACCTTTTTCAATTTTGGCCTTACCTGGTACCGGTGGCATTTGGCGGCATTGTCTGGGCGATGCGGCGCACGTTCGCCAGCACCGAACGCGTAGAGAAGCTGGAGAACCGCCTCACCGAAATGGAAACCAAATACGCCAACATGCCTGGCGTTGAAGATATGCAGGAAATGCGTCTGCGCATGACTGAAATGGCGGGTGATATGAAGGTCATTGGCCAGCGCGTGCAGTCTATGACCCACCAGATTGAACTGTTACTGGAAAATGCTGTGAACCGGAGCAACTGATGATTAACGATATTCTGACCGAAGACCAAAGGCTGGTGATCCTCCGTAGCCTGATGGACTGCAATAACGAAGCTAACGAAAGCATCCTGAATGACTGCCTCGATGCCTATGGCCACAATATTTCACGTGATCTCGTTCGTACTCATATTGACTGGCTGCAGGAGCAAGGGCTGGTTACGGTTGAAAACCTGCGCGGTTTTTATGTCGTCACCATTACCGGCCGGGGTCAGGATGTGGCTGAAGGTCGTTCCCGTGTATCGGGTGTTAAAAAACCACGCGCCCGCTGAGGTCAGTTATGGAACCGATTAAACCGACACGTGGCCGCGCATCGAAAGTTGATTTGTTGCCAGAGGATGTGCGTAAAACCCTGCATGAGATGCTACGGGATAAAGCGATTCCCCAGGCTCAGATCCTCGAAGAAATTAATGCGCTGATTGACGACGCTGGGCTACCGGGAGACATGCGGCTTTCCCGTTCTGGCCTGAACCGTTATGCCACCAGTGTCGAGCAGGTGGGACAGAACCTGCGTCAGATGCGGGAAATGACACAGGCGCTCACCAGCCAGCTCGGCGATAAGCCGATGGGGAAACGACCAAGCTCATACTGGAGATGGCCAGAAGTCAGCTCTTTAAAGCGCTGATGCGCCAGATTGAAAATCCCGAAGCTGAAGTCGATATCGACATGCTAAAAAATGCCATGCTGGCGGCGCAGCGCCTGGAATCAACAGCCATGTCTAGCCATAAGCGCGAGAAAGAGATCCGCCAGGCTTTTGCAGAAGAAGCGGCTAATGCTGTCAGTGACGAACTGCGCGGTACGGATGGGATGAGCGAAGAGCTTGAGCAGCGTATTCGCAACGTGTTGCTGGGGAAAGCGTGATATGACCTCGCCTAAAAAACGACTCACTCCACTCAGTGAACCGCGCCAGATTGACCTTCAGGAGGAGGCCAGCAAGCTTGGCGTGGATATTGTGACGGATGCCGGCAGTCTGAATCCGTCAAGCGAAGCCGTTTTCCTTCCCTATCAGGCCCGGTGGTTCAGCGATGACAGCCAGATTTGTATCGCTGAAAAATCCCGCCGTACCGGTCTGACCTGGGCAGAAGCTGGCCGTAACGTCATGACAGCCGCCAAGCCACGTAAACGCGGTGGCCGCAATGTCTTTTATGTCGGTTCCCGCCAGGAGATGGCGCTGGAGTACATTGCCGCCTGTGCGCTGTTTGCCCGCGCTTTCAACCAGCTGGCGAAAGCCGACGTCTATGAGCAAACCTTCTGGGACAGCGATAAGAACGAAGAAATTCTGACGTACATGATTCGCTTCCCGAACAGCAATTTTAAGATCCAGGCGCTTTCCTCCAGACCATCTAACCTTCGCGGCCTTCAGGGGATGTGATCATCGATGAGGCTGCATTCCATGAGTCGCTTGATGAGCTGCTTAAAGCGGCGTTTGCACTGACCATGTGGGGCGCTCGCGTACGTATCATCTCCACGCATAACGGCGTTGATAATCTGTTTAACCAGTACATTCAGGACGCGCGAGAGGGCCGGAAAGATTATTCCGTTCATCGTATTACCCTGGATGACGCGATCAGTGATGGTCTGTATCGCCGTATCTGCTATGTCACAGGTCAGGAGTGGTCCGCCGAAAAAGAGAAAAAATGGCGTGACGACCTTTACCGCAATGCCCCAAACAAAGAGAGCGCCGACGAGGAATATGGTTGCGTGCCGAAAAAATCCGGTGGTGCCTACCTTTCCCGCGTACTGATTGAAGCGGCGATGACGCCGGAGCGTGATATTCCGATCCTGCGTTTTGAAGCTCCTGACGATTTTGAGTCCTGGTCGCCAGAGCAGCGGGAAGCGGAAGTTTCAGCGTGGTGCGAGAAAGAGCTGGCCCCGTTACTGGCCGCGCTCAACGTCCAGCATAAGCACGCTTTTGGTGAAGACTTTGCGCGTAATGGCGACCTGACAGTCTTTGTCCCGCTGGAAATCACCGCCGACCTGTATAAGCGAGAGTGCTTCCGCGTCGAGCTGAAGAACGTCACCTATGACCAGCAGCGTCAGATCATGTTGTTTATCCTGGCGCGTTTACCTCGCTTTATTGGCGCCGCTTTTGATGCCACCGGTAATGGTGGATATCTCGCTGAGGCTGCGCGTCTGGTGTATGGCCCGGAGATGATTGACAGCGTGCACCTGTCAGCAGCCTGGTATCAGGAATGGATGCCAAAGCTAAAAGGTGAATTTGAGGCGCAGAACCTGATTATCGCCCGTCACCAGACAACGCTGGATGACCTGCTCAATATCAAGGTCGTTAACGGCGTTCCCCAGATTGATAAGGGCAGAACCAAAGACGCCAATGCCAGTGGCACCGGTGGCAAACGTCACGGTGACTTTGCGGTAGCGCTGGCGATGGCGGTACGCGCTTCTTATATGAATGGTTTTGTCATCGACGAAGACAGCGTGCAGGCGTTGCCCGGTAAGCGCCGGGAACATGCGCACGATGATGAAACCCATGATGACTACCACGAATTTGAAAGAGGATGCTGGTAATGGGCCGTATTCTGGATTTAACGGGCAATCCCTTCGATTTTGATCCTGATTTGCAGACGGCACAGGAATCACTGGTGATGATGGCAAAGCGTACCCAGGAGCACCCGTCCAGTGGTATCACGCCAAACCGTGCCGCCATTGTTTTGCGTGACGCCGAACGCGGAGACCTGACGGCTCAGGCTGACCTCGCCTTTGATATGGAAGAAAAGGACACGCATCTGTTTTCCGAGCTGTCAAAGCGCCGGCTGGCCATTCAGTCTTTACCCTGGAGCATTCAGCCACCGAAAGACGCCACTCCGCAGGAAAAGAAAGATGCGGCCATGCTCGATGAGATGTTGCAGGACGCTGCCTGGTTTGAGGACGGCATTTTTGATGCCGGCGACGCCATCCTTAAGGGCTACAGCATGCAGGAGATCGAATGGGGCTGGCTGGGTAAGCAGCGCGTACCCGTTGCGCTTCACTGGCGTGATCCTGCGTTGTTCTGTACGCCAGAAAGCAATCTGAATCAGCTCAGGCTGCGCGATGGCAGCGCCGACGGTGTTGAACTTCAGACGTTTGGCTGGTTCCGCCATCAGGCAAAGTCCCGCTCAGGGTATGCCGGCACGCTGGGTCTGGTCCGTACGCTGGTCTGGCCGTTTATCTTCAAAAACTATTCGGTACGTGATTTTGCTGAGTTTCTGGAGATTTACGGTCTGCCGATGCGCGTGGGCAAGTACCCAACCGGCGCAACCTCCCGAGAGAAATCCACTCTGATGCAGGCGGTCATGGATATCGGGCGTCGTGCTGGCGGTATTATCCCGATGGGTATGGCGCTGGAGTTCCAGAGTGCGGCCGATGGCCAGGCAGACCCGTTCCAGGCGCAAATCAGCTGGGCTGAGCGCTCCATGTCAAAAGCCATTCTGGGGGAACGTTGACCACGGAGGCCGGTGACAAAGGTGCTCGTTCTCTGGGGGAAGTTCATAACGAAGTCCGTAAAGAGATCCGTAATGCCGACCTGCGGCAACTGCGTCGCTCTGTCAACCGTGACCTGATTTATCCGTTACTGGCAGTCAACAGCCGAACCACCCTCGACCCGTGCCGTTTACCGGGTATTGTGTTTGATTCCGGGGAATACGAAGACCTCTCTATGTTTGCGGAGGCCATCCCGAAACTGGCGGCAGGTATGCCGGTGCCAGTGTCCTGGATTCAGGAAAAACTGAATATCCCGCAGCCGAACGGTGACGAGCAGGTATTCCGTGCCGCGCCAGTGACTGAAGGTCTGCCAGCGGTAAACGGTCAGGCCAGTCTGAGTGCGACAGATCTGAAGCAGACTGATGATATTGACGATATGGGCGCAGCGGTGACGCCGGATGCGTTTAAACAGGCCATTGATCCGCTTTTAAAGCCCGTTATTGCCAGCATTATTAAAAACGGCCCTGAATCGGCGATGCAGGATGCGGCGACGCTCTATCCCGAACTGGATGATGCAGCGCTTATCGACCTCCTGACCCGCGCTATCTTTGTTGCTGACCTGTGGGGGCGCATCGATGGCACAGGCAGTTGATTTGGCTTATGCCGCACGGTTACCCCCAAAAGAGGCGGTCTCTTACTTCAGAGCCAAGGGCCATAACGTCACCTGGAACTGGTATGAGCAACTCACGGACGCGCATGCCCGCGCGTTTACCGTCGCTAAAGCGGTGCGGCTTGATGTGCTTAACACCATTCGTGACGAGGTTGATCGCGCTGTCCACGACGGCATCACGCGTCAGGAGTTTACCCGGACGCTGGCACCGCGCCTGCAGAAGCTGGGATGGTGGGGAAAGCAGATTGTTGTCGATACCGAGGGTAATGCTAAGGAAATCGAACTGGGCAGCCCGCGCCGTCTTGCGACCATTTACAACGTCAATATGCGCACGGCTTATAACAGTGGCCGTTATGCGCAGATGATGAATAACGTTGAGGATTACCCGTTCTGGCAGTATGTGGCCGTTATGGACGGGCGAACCCGCCGGAGCATGCCGCGCTTAATGGGCTGGTGTTTCGCTACGATGATCCGTTCTGGAAGACGCACTACCCACCGAATGGCTGGAATTGCCGCTGCCGCGTCAGGGCGTTGTCTGCTGAACGTATGAAAGCGCTGGGGCTGAAAGTCAGTTACGGTGCATCTTTCGTGCACACCCATGACGTTGACGCCGGCATTGATGAGACCACGGGTGAAATCTTCAGGACGGAGTCCACGACCTTTGATAACGGCCGCGTGAAGATGACACCCGATGTGGGCTGGTCATATAACCCTGGTTCGGCGGCGTTCGGCACTGACCAGACGCTTATTCGCAAGGTTATCGAAACCCGCGACCCGCAGCTACGTGAGCAGGTTATCCAGTCGCTCAATAACAGCCGGGAGCGCCAGCTGGCTTTTTCAGTATGGGCAAAACGGACCCTCGCCAGCGGCCGCGCCGGTGATGCCGTTCAGACGCTGGGCTTCATGTCAGAATCTGTTGCCGCGATGGTCAGAGCGCGAGCGGGGCTGAGCCAGCCAGATTATTGGCCATCACCGAAAAAAGTCTGTCTGATGCGGTTTCCGCTGCAGATCCAAAACTCAGTGATACCGATGTACAACAATTGCCGGCGCTGATGGCTCAACCTCAGGCGGTATTGTGGGATAGCTCTAAGAATGTGCTCCTGTATGTAACGCCTGCAGATGATGCCGGACAGCAGATAGTTATCCGCACAGAGCCCGCAGTGAAGAAAGGCAGCGACCTGCTTGACCAGGTTGTCAGCCTGTCACGGGCAAGTTTGAGCAGCCTGCAATCAGCGGTGAACGCTGGCTCGCTTGAAGTGATTGAGGGCCGTCTGGGGCTGAAGGAGGCACCATGAGTATTGAACTGGCGGTTGTGCTCGATATCAACAGGATCCAGACGGCATTTATCAACCTGGGGGCAATGGCCAACGATGGGGCCATTCCACGTGCCGCAGCTGCTGCACTGCTTTCCTCCACAGAGAACGCCTTTGAACAGCAGGCGGACCCGGTCACCGGTGAGCACTGGGCCAGCTGGAGCGATCCTTATCTTGCGTGGCGTGAGAAACATAATTATGTTCCAGGCACCATCCTGACTCTGAATGGCGATCTGGCCAGGAGCATCACCACTGATTATGGCCCGGACTGGGCGCTGATTGGTTCACCGATGATTTATGCTGCAATTCATCAGTGGGGTGGTAAAGCGCGATATACTATCCTTGAAGCCCGTCCTTACATGGGCCTTGATAAGGTCGGTCGTAAAGAGATTTACACCGCTATCGAAAAACGTGCTCAGGCTGCTCTCAGGCCATAGTATGATTGTTGCTATACGTTGACGCTCACAAAATCTTTTAAACGCGTACAGAGAGATTTAAACGTGTTTTAAATGGGGTTGCGTCCGTTCTCCCGCTTCGCTTTCCATCCGGTTCATGGTTTTCAGTCAGATACCGGAATCACCTGCATTTTCTTCCCCGCGTAAAAATGGCCTGAGTTTCTCAGCAACGAGCAGGCCATGAAAACAAAACCTTCCTCTTTTGGTATCGCCATTCTTGCGGCCACCGTCGGTGATGACGGCTGGTGCCAGTTGCTCCCGCAGGGCGTTTTCGTGCCCGTGATGGTCGGCCGTTCGATGTTGCTGATGGCTGGTATATGGATGCGGCCATCGCTGCGCGTCTGATTGATGGTGTCCGGGCTCTCGGCCAGGACGTACTGATTGATTACGAACATAACCAGCTGCGCAAAGACGAGGGGCTTTCTCCTGATGAGCTGAAAGCGGCCGGCTGGTTTAACGCCGATGAAATGCAGTGGCGTGAAGGCCGTGGGCTTTTTGTTAAGCCTCGCTGGACACCTGCGGCGCTGACCTATCTGGCCAACGAAGAATTTGGCTTCCTTTCAGCTGTTTTTCCTTACGACCTCGTTACTGGCGCTCCAACCGTGCTGCGTATGGTGGCGCTGACCAATGACCCAGGCGCGACTGGTATGCAAAAGCTGGCGGCGCTTGCTGCTTCCTTTGATGAACTCACTAACCACCCACATGAGGGACGTCCCATGAACGAACACCTGCGTCAGCTGCTGGCGCGACTCGGTATCACTCTGGCTGAGAATGCTGCCGTGACCGATGAGCAGGCCACAGCCGCACTGTCAGCTTTTGATGTGCTCAAGGGCAAGGCAGATAAGCACGACGAACTGAACACCCGTGTGACTGCACTCAGTGCGGAGCTGGTGACGGCGAAGGCCGAATCCGGCACACCAGACCTCACCAAATGGGTACCGGTGGAAACCTATAACGCCATTCGCCAGGAGCTGGCGGTGGTGACTGGCAAGCATTCCACTGTTTCCCTGAGTGCGGTTCTGGATAAGGCAGAAACCGAGGGCGCATCTTCAAATCAGAGCGTGCTTATTTTGAAAAGGTCGGTGCGCAGGTGGGTGTTGCCGCTCTCTCCGCTCAGCTTGACGCCAAACAGCCCATTGCGGCGCTGACTGCACTGCAGACCGCGACGACCAGTATCCCTGATACGCGCCGTGAAGGTCTGACGGCGCTGTCTGCCGATGAAAAATCAGCAGCAAAAGCACTCGGCATGTCTGAAGCCGAATACCAGAAACTCAAAGAGGAAGGCGATAAATGATCGTTACCCCGAACTCTATTAAGGCCCTGATGACCTCATTCCGTAAGGATTTTCAGGGTGGTCTGGATGGTGCGCCATCCCAGTACCAGAAAATCGCCATGACGGTACCGTCATCCTCCAAATCCAATACCTATGGCTGGCTGGGTAACGCGCCGCAGCTGCGTGAGTGGGTCGGTGCACGAGTCGTGAACCAGATGGCGGCCAGCGCTTACACCGTGGCCAACAAAACCTATGAAGGCACTGTCGGCATCAGCCGTGACGATTTCGAAGATGACAACCTGGGCGTTTACAGCCCGATGTTCTCTGAGCTGGGCCGTTCTGCCGCCGTGCAACCTGACGAGCTGGTGTTTGGTCTGCTGAAAGATGGTTTTAACCAGGCATGCTACGACGGCCAGAACTTCTTCGATACCGATCATCCGGTCTATCCGAAAGTGGATGGTACCGGACGGCGAAGTCGGTGGCGAACGTCTACCAGCAATCAGTTGGCTGGACGGGGACAGCTGGTATCTGCTGGATTGCTCCCGCGCCATCAAGCCGCTGATCTTCCAGGACCGCCGAAAGGCTGAGCTGGTGGCTAAAACAGCTATCTCTGATGACCACGTGTTCACCGATAACGAGTTTCTGTTCGGCGTCAGCTGCCGTCGTGCGGTGGGCTTTGGGTTCTGGCAGATGGCGATGGCCATGAACGCCGATCTGACACTCGACAACCTCTGGACCGGCTGGACCACCATGCGCAAATTCCACGCCGATGGTGGTCGTCCTCTGGGCTGCGTCCGACACATCTGGTGGTCACTCCGGGGAATGAGAAAGCGGCAATCCAGCTGCTGGAACGTGAACTGATTGCCGGCACCAACGGCGTCGTCAGTAACGAAATGAAAGGCAAGCTGGAACTGGTAGTCGCTGACTACCTGTAAGTCACCTGCAGTCTCAAACCGATGTTAAAGGCGGTTAATCCGCCTTTAACCTGCCGTTTAACGTGGATTCAAAGGGAGAACCCATGTCATGTCAGAAGAACTTAAGCAAGGTATTGAAGGCACTTCACCGGCTCGCGAAACAGATGGCAATCAGCTTTTCGACCTGGTGGTCAAATGTTACCGGGACGTGTACCGCCGCGCCGGCATCCCGTTTACCCGTGGTGAGAATCGCGTGGTGGGCGTCACTGAAGCGCAAGTGCGCATTCTCGAAGGTGACAGCGTCCTCAAAATCGTATCTGGCGCGCCAGCACAGGACCCGGAAGAACCAGGGGCCCTGGACAACGTGGGCCTGGGCGGTGAGCTGAAAGCTGAAGAACTGAATGAGCCGTCGTTGAACGAGCGCATCATTCTGGCCGTCGCGGGTCTGGACAAGTCCAGTGCTGAGCACTTCACCTCTGCGGGAAAACCGCGCGTGGCTGCTGTGTCTGCCGCTCTGGGGAAACCATCACCAGTGAGCAGCTCAATGCGGCGCTGGCCACACAGGGTGAGGACGCGTAATGACCTATGCCACTGTCGCGGATATGACGTTTCGTTATCAGCGCCGCAATCTGGATCTGCTGACTAAAACGCGCACGGACAACGGCCAGCCAGATGACAGCATTATTGAGGCTGCTCTGGCCGATGCTACCGCCCTGATGGATAGCTACATTGTTGCCCGTTACACATTACCACTGACAGTGGCCCGGCGACGTTGCCGCAGGTCTGCTGCGTCATCGCCTGGTATTTCCTGCAGGACACGCGAGCGACAGAGCAATCTACCCAACGCTATAAGGACGCAATCCGCTGGCTGGAGGGGGTCCGTGACGGAAAAATTCCGCTCGGCACTGATACTGCCGGCAGTGCGCCAGATGGTGAGAATCTTGCTCAGGTGGTTTCTGATGCGCCTGTCTTCTCGCGTAAACAGCGGGGGTTTATCTGATGATCGGCGATACCGAAACCGCGCTGCTTGATGCTGTTAAAGGGCTTTTCGGCAACACCTTGCGTGATGTTGATACCCATCCGGGGACATGGGATGACGTCGCCATCAAGCGCATGCTGCTGAGTGAGCCGGCTGTTTATCTCGCCTGGCTGGGCTGTGGTCCGGGCCGAACCTCCCGCGAGGTTGAAAGTCATTGGGTCTTCTATGTATGTGCCAGCATGCTGAACGGCCGCGAGGGAATCGGCTGGGTATCTACCAGATTGTTGAGCGCCTGATGGCGGGGATTAACTGGAAGACATTCGGTTCCACCACCGGCATGAAGCTGACTAAGGGGCAAAACCTCTATACCGATGCGCAAGGTGGCGCGGGTTGTGCGCTTTACGGCCTTTATTTCAGCGGGACCACGCCCATCGATACCAGCATTGATCTCAGCTCTCTGGATGACTACGAACGCCACTGGCAGACGTGGAAACAACCAGACGGCACACCGCCTTTTGAGGCGCATATCAACGTAAACGAGAAACAACCATGACTGATGTGCTGAAGATTAAGCCGGCTCCCGGCCGCACAGTTCGCGACCCGCAGACCATGAAACTGCTGGCCGCAGACGGTGAGACCAAGCCGCAAACCAGTTTCTGGCTGCGCCGCCTCAAAGATGGCGACGTGCTCCCGGTAGAAGCCACTAAGAAAGGTGCGAAATGAGCGATATCTCTTTTGATTCGATTCCAGCAGGCGGCGCGATTCGCGTTCCTCTGGCGTATATCGAGTTCAACAACAGCAACGCCGTTTCCGGCACTCCTGCGCCACGTCAGCGTGTTCTGATGTTCGGCCAGCGAGCTTCTGACGTTAATCAGAAGCCAGTGGGGTCGGTGCCGGCGAATACGTTGACACGTATTTACTCCCCGTCTCAGGCGTCTGCAGCGTTTGGTCAGGGGTCGATGATCCACCTGATGGCAACCGAGTTTCTGAAGCTCAACCGCGTTGCGGAGCTGTACTGTATCGCTCAGGGCGATGGCACGGGTGTTGCTGATGCCGCCACTATTAAGCTGAGCGGTACAGCAACGGAGAACGGCACGCTGGTGACTTATATTGCTGGTGTTCGTATTCCTGCCACCGTTAAGACCGGCGATAAAGGCGCGGATATCGCGCAGAGTGTGGCTGACCTGATTAATGCAAAATACGATCTGCCGGTGACAGCGACCGTTGTACCTGATAGCGGCGGCGCGAACGCCGACCCGACCCATGCCGATGTGAAGTTATCGGCTAAGTTTCTCGGCCGCTCCTGCCCGACGGATACACGCTTCAACTATTACGATCAGGAAATGACACCTGGTGGCATTGTGGCCACGGTGACCTATCCGGCTGATACCAACAGCAACCCGGACCTGTCGGCCTCTATCGCCGCGATGGGCGATTTACAGTTTAAATACCTGGTCATGCCCTATACCGACCCGGCCAACCTTAACCTGCTGCGTACCGAACTGGTGGAGCGCTGGGGCCAATCAACCAGGCTGACGGTATTGCATTTACCAGCTATCACGGCCCGATGGGGAGCCTGACCACGTTCGGTCAGTCCCGCAACGATCACCTGCTGTGCTGTCTGGGTGCGCCGGCGACACCACAACCTCAGTACGTGTGGTGCACCAGTATTGCGGCCGTTGCGGCGGCGTCACTGAGCATCGATCCGGCCCGACCGCTGCAGACGCTGGTCGTCAGTAACCTGATGCCGCCGGTACAGACAGACCTCTTCACCTGGCCTGAGCGCAACGGGTTGTTATTCGATGGCATCAGTACCTTCACCGTGAACGATGGCGGCCAGGTACAGATTGAGCGGTTGATCACGACTTACCGAACCAACAGCTACGGCGACCCGGACCCGTCCTATCTGAACGTTGAGACCATCGCGACGCTGAGCTATCTGCGCTATTCGACCCGCGTGCGTATTACGCAGAAATTCCCGCGTCATAAGCTGGCTGATGACGGTACGAACTTCGCGCCGGGTCAACCGGTAGTAACTCCGGCGATTATCAAAACGGAGCTGCTGGCGCTGTTTACTGAGTGGGAGGAAGCCGGTCTGGTGGAAGACTTCACCACCTTTAAAGACGAGCTCTACGTGGTGCGCAACAAAAGCGATCGTGACCGTGTTGATGTGCTGGCTGGGCCAAACCTCATTAACCAGTTCCGCATCTTTGCAGAACAGATCCGCTTCATTCTCTAAGGGGGAATATGTCAGGAAATCAACGTCAGGGCGTCGCCTTTATCCGCGTCAATGGCCTGGAACTTGAGACACTCTCGGCTGTACCTTCACCCCAGCTGGTGATACGCGGGAAACCGTTAAAGGCAGTCGTGTCTATGGCTATAAATCGACGCCGCGTGAAGCTTCGCTTGAATGCAAAATCCCCGGTGGCAGCGGCATTGGTCTGGATGAAGTCATCGACTGGACTGACATTACGGCTGAGTTTAAGGCTGATACCGGGGAAACCTGGATGATGCCAAATGCCTGGCAGACCGATGAACCACAAAACAGCGACGGTGAAATCACCATCAAACTCGCCGCCAAAACCAGCAAACGTATCGCGTAAGGAGCCACCATGACCATGACCGAGATTAAAGACCCTGAGCTGGAAGCACTGGAGTTTCAGGAGGAGATTCTGAATGCACTCAAAAACGGTACATTCCGCCTGCTCGATGGCATCCCATATGGCACCGGCGAAGAAATGGAAATGCAATACGACATCACTTTCCGCGAGCTGACGGCCGGCGACATTATTGATGCACAGATGGCCTCTGAGCGTGTCGTGGAGACCAAAGCGGGTCCGCAGCTGGTGAGTTCACCTTCTCAGATGGGGCTGGAGATGCTGCGCCGGCAGATTGCGAAAGTGGGTGTGATCAGCGGTCCATTATCGTTGGTTCTGCTCAAAAAAATGTCCCAGCGTGATTTCCACCGCGTCTCACTGGCGACCGATTTGCGTGATGTTGCTCAGGCCGCGGCGATGACCCCTGACCGGGGCGAGTGGCTGCAGTGTCGGAATGAGATTGAACAGGCGGCTATAGCGGTCGGCGTCATGCTTAAAGGGGCCCGGAATGGGCCCTTTCTCTTCCGCTCTCCCGCCTTTTCCGGCACTGCAAGCAGGCTGAAACCCTCTTTAAAAGGTAATTATCATGGCTGGGCAATTTCGCGCCTCAATCATTATTGATTTAATGGGCAACATTGCCCAGCGTTCCGCCAGTTCTCCGGGAACATCTCCTCAATGGCTCGCAGCAGCCAGACGGCGATGAACGGTTTGCGCAATTCCGTCGCCAGTGTTTCAAACTCCATTGACCGCCTCGGCTCCTCGGCGACCCGCACGTTCGCATGCTCACTGCCGGCGGTGCGACGATTGCCGGCCTGGGTTATACAGCCAATAAGCTATTCATCAGCATCGCGGCCACGCGTGAAAACCAGCGTATTGCGATGAGTTCTCTTTATAAAGGGATCAGAAACACGCTGGTGAAATGATGAAATGGGCCATCCAGAACGCTAAAGACTCCACGTGGGGTATGACTGGCGTCATGCAGGAGTTCCTTAGTTCCAAAGCATTCGGAATGTCTGATGTCGATACCAAAAACTTCATTACGATGCTGCAGGATCTAGGGGCACTAAAAGGCTGGGACCTAAATACTGCTCAGGGCGCATCCCTTCAGCTCAAACAGATGTTCTCACGTCAACAAATCACGGCTGCAGATGCCAACTTACTAACAGGCTATGGCATCAACGTTTATCAAACGTTGGCTGATAAATGGGGTAAAGATGTCAATAAAGTCAGGGATGAAGGCACTAAAGGTAAGCTCGGGCCAAAATCGATAGAAACCTTATTCAGAACATTATCTGACGAGGCCAAAGGTGCTCAGAAAAATGCGATGAACAGCTGGACCGGCCTGACGGCTCAGATGGGCGACGTGTGGGAAGACTTCGCCGATAAACTGATGAATAAAGGGCCTTTCGACATACTTAAAGGCCGTGTTAAAGGTGTGCTCGACTGGTATGGCCAACTGAGTAAACCTGGAGCAAACGGTGTAAGTGGTGTTGACCAGCTAACCGATGAGTTAGCCGCTAATTTCCAGACAGCCTTCGACACGATAAAGAGTGCAGCTGCTGAAACCAGGCGTTATCTGAAAATGGGTAAAGATGCCCTCAGCTGGGTGGATGACAATATTGTCAGCCTGAAAACAATGGCCAAGGTCATTGGTGGTATCTGGCTGGCAAACAAGGCGCTACGGATGGGGGCGCTATCGTTCGTCCAACCTGGCAAGTTGCTACCTCACCATATCGCGCCTATCGATGGATGCGCGGCAGAAACCAACCTGGTGCGGGCGGGCCGGGTATGCCACCTATCATGAGCAATCCGCAGCTCATTCAGCAGGTCTTTGTCACCAACTGGCCAGCGTCGTTCGGCGGTGGTGGCGACGTCTATGCGGGTAATGGTAAACGCAAGCGTGGTCCGGGGCGTGGTCGTGGCACCAGTGTCCCGGTTGTGTCATCACCTGCAGCAGCTCCTGCAGCAAAAGCGGGTCTGTTTTCCCGCATCTTCAGCGGCGCGGGTCTATGCTTGTCGGCGCAGGCTCAGCCATCAAAGGTGCGGGTAGCTGGGTGGCCAACAGCGCAATTGGTCGCGTGGCCGCAAAAGGTGCCGGTGCGTTGGGCTGGCTTGGACGCGGCGCAGGCCGTATGTTCTCCCGTTTCGGCGGGCCGCTACTTGCTGGCGCAATGATGGTGCCAACGTTGATGGATGAGAACGCCACCGCAGAAGAGAAAGGTTCGTCTGTGGGCAGTACTGCCGGGGCATGGGGCGGCGGTGCGATTGGTTCTCTGTTGGGGCCAGTGGGTACCGTCGCCGGCGCAACGCTGGGCGGTGTACTGGGAGATTATCTCGGCGGCTGGCTCGGTAATGTGTACGCCAAATTCTCAGGCAGCGACAACAATAATCAGCCGCAGACCCCGCCACCAGAACAGAAAGTCAGTGCTCAGGCCCAGCTGAAAATCCAGCTGGCTGACGGCCTGCAGATCACCAGCACCAATATTCAGGAAGACGGTATGGGCATGAACGTCTGGACCGGTCAGAACCTTTACCCTTATTAACGGGATAAACCATGTTTGAAAGCACTGTAGCCAGCATTAACAGCACCCGCGATTCAATGGGCTGAAGAACAAAAACGCCGATGGCGCGGGCTCGTTTCGTAATGTGCCATTCCTGATTTATCGTGAGCAACGTCAGACTGGTGGCCGTCGAATCGTGAAACGGGAGTACCCACTGCGTGATAAGGGTGGCGCGATTGATCTGGGGCGAAAACTGCATGAGTTCTCTTTCACTGCCTGCTTGCTGGGGAAAGACGTTGAAAACCAGAAAGACAACCTGATTGAGGCGCTCGATGCCGCCGGCGCAGGTGAACTCAGTCATCCTGAGTTTGGCACGTTGCAGGTTCTGGTCGAAACATGGGAGTGCAGGCATTCTGCCGATGACCTGAATTATTACGAATTTACGATCACCGTCTATCCGGCAGCCGAGGACAATGCGCCTGAGCCGTCTGCAGATACTGCAGCAGCTGTCAGCGCGAAAAAAGACAGTCTGTTTGGCTCACTCGGCGATACTTTGAGTGATGCGTGGCAGACCGTTCAGGAAGCAACTGATGGCGCAACCGCTGTGGCCGATGCTATTAGCGGTGTGTTTGAAGATATCTCTGGGGTCATTGAAAACGCTGGCGTGATGGGTAGCGTTAATGGTCTGCTTTCGGCGATCACGAAAGTCAAAGGCTCGGCGACAGCGATGGTCAATGCGCCAGCACTACTGGCCGCGAACCTTCTGGGGCATTCTCCGGCTGTCTGATGTGACCGATTCCGGTTCAGCATTCCAGGCGTGGGAGCGTCTGGGTGTGAATCTGAAGCGCCGGCAGTCCGGCACGACTACCACCCATCTTGATCAGGCTGCTGCGTCCAACATCAATACGCTGTATTATGTTGCAACCGTCGCCACACAGACCAGCCAGGCTGAAGCGGCATCTGCCGTTCTGACTGATGCACTGGCCACTGATGATGGACTCTCCCGCACTCCAGAACTGACGACCACGACGCCAGTCAGCTCAGTCTCCACACCTTCAGCAACTCAGCAGGACTCAGCCGCCGGAATCACCCGGAGCGATTCAACTTCTGTAGCCTCAGAGAACAGTCCGGCGTCATTTCCACTCTTTGAAAGCCAGGCTGATATCGAACGGGTTACCAGTGAACTGGGCCAGATGCTGGATGACAGCACCATTGCTGCTTCTGATGCCGGATTTACGGCCAGCAGCCTTGAACTGGCCACATTTCGTCTTGTGGTGATTAACGATTTGCGCACTCGCGGTATTCATCTGGCGAATGTACGCAACGTCACCCTAAATCAGACGGAGCCGGCACTGGTTGCCCTGTATCGCGAAACGGGTGACAGCCTTTACTGGCAGCGTTTTGGTCGCCGAAACAGTGTACCCAATCCGCTCCTGATGCCAGGGGCGTTTCTCTGGAGATCCTTGATGGCTGACGTCGAATTACGCACCGCAGGAAAGATTTTTGCCGGGTGGACGACCATCAATATTAACCGCTCCATCGAATCACTCTCCGGCTATTTCGAACTTGGTGTCAACGTTCAGCCAGAAACCGATTTATCATCACTTTCTCCGGGTCAACCTTTTACCCTCACCATTAATGGCCAGACGGTCATTACCGGTTATCTCGATGGCCGTCGTCGCAACATGACGGCCGACTCGATGTCCATCACCATTTCCGGCCGCGATAAAACAGCTGACCTGATTGACTGCGCGGCTATCTACCAGGGCCGTCAGTGGAAGGGCGCACGCTTGAGCAGATTGCGCGTGACTTGTGCGGCCCGTATAAGGTGACCGTCCGCTGGGAACTGACCGACAGTGAATCCTCAGCGCCGTTCCCGTCTTTCACACTCGACTACTCAGAAACCGTCTATGAGGCGCTGGGGCGTGCCAGCCGCGCCCGTGGTGTGCTGATGACCAGCAATGCCGCTGGTGAGCTGGTTTTCACCCGCGCGGATGAAACCCAGACCGATAAGCTGATCCTCGGTGAGAACCTGATTGAGATGGAGTTTGAAGAAGACGATCGTGACCGCTTCAGTGATTACATTGTCGCTGGCCACGGCCGCGCCAGCGGTAAAGTTGGTGACGACCAGAGCGCAAAAAACATCGCCAGTCAGAAAGCTGAGGTGAAAGACTCCGATATCACGCGCTACCGCCGACGATCATCCTTGCTGACAGCAAAACGGATTCCAAAGGTGCCAGCGGCCGCGCGACACGTGAAATGCGTCGTCGCCTGGCTAAATCACGCACCTTCGAGGCAAAAGTAGACGGCTGGCTGCGCCGCGATGGTTCGCTGTGGATGCCTAACCTGCTGGTCGATATCGATGCATCCCGCTTCAGTATTACCACCGGACCGCTTCTGGTCAGCAAAGTCGTACTGGCGCTGGATGATCGCACCGGCATCATGACCACGCTGACGCTTACCCCACGCGATGGCTGGCTGGTACCAATTGAGCCGGACAGTAAAACGAAAAAATCCCGTAAAAGCGAAGATAAGAGCGGCGTGGATGCGCTGGCTGAAGAGTATTACCGCAAACACCGGAGAAGCGCCCATGAGTGAACAGGCATTTCAGCGTCTGATTGCTCCCGTCATGCGTCGGCTGCGGCTGATGATTGGCCGTGCCGTGGTAACGCTGGTCAATGACAGCCTGAAGATGCAGAACCTGCAGGTGACGAGCCTTGATGATGGTCCACTGGATGACGTTGAGCGCCCTCTGCAGTACGGTCAGATTAGCGTCCCGCTGGCTGGCTCTGAAGCCATTATGGTGAGTCTTGGCGGCGATACTGATTCCGCCGTTGCTCTGGTGGTTGATGACCGTCGTTATCGTCCTACCGGTCTGGTCGCGGGCGATAGCGGTCTTTATCACTACGAGGGGCATCGCATCCGCTTAACCAAAGACGGTCGGGCCATTGTGACCTGCAAAACGGTTGAGGTATATGCCGATGAAAGCGGGTTGTTCGACATGCCAAAGGCCCGGTTTACCGGTGACCTTGAGGTGGATAAAAACCTGCAGGTTAAAGGTAAAACTGACCTTCAGGGTGAAGCCACTGCGCCAGATATCATCGTTGATGGTAAGTCCACCAAAGACCACGTACATGAAGAACATGACGGCCCATTAACCAAGGAGATGCAATGACTGACCTGGCATTCGTCTGGATTAATGGCCGGGGCGATATTGCGCAGAACGGCGAGGATATGCTGACCGATGACAGCCTGACCAATGACGTCATCATTTCTCTTCATACGGATCGTCGTGCGCTGGATTCAGATGATATTCCCGGCGATAACACTGACCGTCGTGGATGGTGGGCAGATACCTTCCGTGACCGTCCTATTGGCTCAAGACTGTGGCTGCTTTCCCGTGAAAAGACACTCAATTCAGTGCTCACCCGCGCTGCTGAATATGCGCTTGAGGCGCTGGTATGGCTGAAAGAAGCCGGCCGCGTGAAAAAGATAGCCGTTTACGCCAGCCAACCGGAAAGCGGCTGGTTGCAGCTGGATATTGAATTCACGCTGCCGGATGGCTCTGTCAGTCCTTATTCCTTTAAATCGCAATATAACGGAATTTAACATGCCTTATAAATCGCCTACGTTGCCAGAATTAATCGCGCGTGCTGAAGGTAATATTCAGCAGCGTTTAAAAGGTTCCGCGACAGGAAATAAGGAAAAAGTCCTGGGCGTGCTGGCGCGCGCCCAGGCTGGTCTCGATGCCGGCCTGCATGAGCATATTTCCTGGGCATATCGCCAGATTATCCCCGGTGATGCGGATGAGGCTGAATTGCTCAAGCATTGCCAGTTCTGGGGATTCGCCGCAAGCAGCCGACCCCGGCAAGCGACCCGATTACGGTCACGGCCAGCGCTGCAGGCACTATTCCCAAAAATACCCGCTGGCAGCGTGCCGGCAACATTCTTTATGTTCTTGAGGCTGATTTTGATGTCGCTGCAGCCGGGTCCGTCAATGTCCCTGTGACGGCGGTAGTGTCAGGAACTGCCGGCAATGCCCCGGCGGGTACAGCATTGACTCTGGTGACGCCTGTCGCAGGGATTTCCTCAGATGCCGTGGCCACCAACGGGCTGACTGGCGGAAGTGATATTGAGCCGGTCTCTGAGCTACTGGCGCGGCTGGAATTTCGTGCTCAGCATCCGCCTTGTGGCGGTAATAAATATGACTATGAGCGCTGGGCGCGGGAATGTGCTGGTGTGACACGTGCATGGTGCCTGCCGACCTGGCAAGGGCCGGAACGGTTGGCGTTGCGTTTGTGATGGATGGTAACAGCAGCATTATTCCGGGTGATTCTGATATTGCCAGGGTGACGGATTATATTGCAGGGCATCCGAATCCGATTACCGGCGTTATTGAGGGGCAACCAGAAGGGCCGGAGGTGACCGTATTTGCACCGAAATTAAAGCCGCTCGATATGACTATTAAAATATCGCCTAAAACGGATGCCCTGAAGGATGAAATAACAAAGGGGCTGGCATCGCTGTTTTATAACAAATGCGATCCAGGAAGTACGATGACAACATCAAGTATTCTCCGGGTTATTGCTGCCAGTCAGAGCCTGACCGACTTTGAGCTGATTTCACCCACTGCGCCCACTTATTCGGCTGCGGGTGAATTACTGGTGCCAGGAACGATCACATGGTCATGACCCGATTTCAGAGAATCTTCCTGCAGCTACTCCCAACAGGGCTGGCCTGGAACAAAGAGCCTGGTTCGGAGTTAAGCCTGCTCGCTGGTGCGCTGGCCGATGGCCCGGAGCAGGATGATGAGTCGATTGAACGTTTGCTGGCTGAACGTTTCCCCGACCAGTCAACAGTGCTGCTGGAGGACTGGGAGAAGTGGCTGGGATTACCGGACTGTACCAGCGCCGGCCAGACGTTTGATGAGCGCAGAACGGCGGCAGCTGAGAAGTACAGAATGGTTGGTAGCCTCAACCGTCAGTTTTATATCGAACTGGCCGCCAAATATGGATTCGATATTGATATTGAATCATTCAGCGATGGTGCTTATGCCACCTGCATGGATAACTGTCTTACTCGATTACGTAAAAATTACGGACGCTATACGTCCCATATTATTGTGAAGAACAGCATAGAGCGCCGTAATGCAACGGTACTCGATAATTGCCTGACGCCGCTTGTCGTTTACTCCGGGGGCGTTCTTGAGTGCCTCCTTGAGAAATATAAACCTGCTCACCAGGTCTTTATTTATATCTACCAATAAAGGAATACCAACATGTTCCATTTAGACAATAACAGTGGCGTTTCTGCCATGCCTCCAGTCGGTGCAGTGCAGAGTTCTGCACCCCGCTGGTTTACGGAGGGTGGCGGCGGTACTCCTGCCAGTTATCCTGGGCTGACTGGTTTAATATTATTCAGGCCGAGCTGATAAATTTTCTCAGCGCCTACGGTGTTGCCCTAAATAAATCTGATTTTAATCAGCTTCAAAAGGCGATTGAAGAAGCTATCAAACAGAAGGCTACCGCGAGCAGTGCATTACTTACTGCGATCGCCGCGCTTGTCACGTCGGCTGACAAAATGCCGTACTTCACAGGCAAAGATAAAGTGTCCATGGCTGACCTTACCTCTTTTGCACGCGAAATTCTGGCACAAACAGACGCTGCTGGCGTTCTCTCAAAGCTTGGTCTGGGAGAAGCAGCGAAACGAGACGTTGGCACCGCAGCCAACCAGCTACCTGACATGTCGTCATTTACCGTCACAGGCAACGTTAACGCCTTTGTGATCCAGCTTCCTGGCGGCATTGTTATTCAGGGCGGGAAGGTTTCTACAGATGCGAATGGATTTGCGACCGTTAACCTTGGCCTTGCGATGAGTTTTTATAGCGTTCTGACGGGGAATCGGCGGTGTCGAACTGGGTTTCTTCCGGGAACGTGTACTCAGGGTTAGTGATTTATGGCGCTCAATCACTGGGAGCAACGTCTTTTGGGTTCCGCTCAATTTGGTGGCAAGGGCTGATAAAACGTTTAAGGGCAGCGCAGCAACGGCACACTGGATTGCAGTTGGGGAGTGTAAATGACTAATTACTATTACAGCGCAAAAAGTAACGCATTCATTGCTGCGGGAAGCACCCTGCTGGCAACAAGCGCATTCGCTGATGCAGTCCCTGTTTCAAACGATATTTTCGCAGAGTTTTTTGTCAGAGAAAAAGACGGCAAACGACGAGTCGCAGGAATGATGGGTTTCCTGTGTGGGAAGTTATTCCACCACTAACGGCTGAAGAACTCCATGCTTTAGCTGTGCAGGAGGCGGAGAACAAAAGAACATCACTGTTAGCCGGGCTGCTGATATTACCCGCGAATTACAGACAGATTTATTACTGGGAATTATCAGCGATGAAGACAAGGATAAGCTGATTACGTGGCGAACTTATATCAAGGCGCTAGAGGCCGTTGACACCTCCAGCGCACCAGAGATTAACTGGCCTCCAACACCAGTTAGCTAGCAAACGGGCTTTTTGACGATGATGCAAACGCAATATAGCGCTCGTCATCATCGTCTATTTCTTCAATGCCTGGATAAACGGTTTCATCCTGTGGACTGTAGAAAACTGCACTAATTTCTTTCTTTGATGCATCTTTATAAAGTACGTAAATTTTCATCAGAATGAGTACCCCGTTGAATAAATTGTTGAAGCCGTTGGAGTGCCGCCGAAACCTATCTGGTAGTAAATTTTTTGGGGTTCTGCGAGCATCAGGTTCGAAAAAATGCCAGACAGACCAGAGTTATTATTTCCGTGGGTTTTAAAACCAATGGAATAAGGTTTTGATGAAACACCAAACGAGTTGTTTGTTGCTGCTGCAACAGAGTTAACCAGGCCCCATCCTTCCATTGTTCGCGCATTTTTAGGAATGACTGCCGATACCGAAAGCTCAGTCAAAGCAGACACAGTGTTAGTTACAGTGACGAGAGGAAGCTCAGGTGTATTGATTTGCCGCCCCATCATTTCACCAATAGTGAACTGACCTGATGCCACGCGCCACACGCTAACCAGCGCCGATGCTGTATACCCCGCAGGTAAATTTGTGCCACCGTAGATTTCTGGTACTGAAGCTGCCGTTGCGTTGACTGCAAGTAGAGCCGTTGTCCCGTTCGTTGGGTTTAAAATTGCGTACAGAGCAATAAACCCCGAAGATGGAACACTTCCTGTATCCATTCCACCTGCACCTGTTGCACCGAGATTCACTGTCTTATTGAATGCGCTTAATCGGTATTGCTGACCGGCGCTTGTTTCCACGATCAGCTCATCGGCGGTAAAGGTAGCTGATTGGGTTGCGCTGGTAACACTCATACGCGCATTTCTGGACTGCCCGACGACGCCGGAAAATGATTCTCGCAATTGAACATTTTCGGGAATTGGTCCAAACGTCAACCGGACATTTTCGCTGATTCGTAGAAACGTCAACCACGCCTTTGGGGAAGAGATATTGCTCCGTTCAAATGGCATTATTACGGCCTTTTAAGGGCCCTAAAACGATGCTTATCGGTTATATACGCGTATCAACAAATGACCAGAACACAGCTTTACAGCGGAATGCGTTGGAAAGTGCAGGATGTGAGCTAATTTTTGAGGACAAAATCAGTGGAAGAGCTGCTGATCGCCCAGGATTAAAAAAGCTACTCAAAACCCTATCGGCGGGAGACACGTTGGTCGTATGGAAGCTGGATCGCCTTGGTCGAAGTATGCGACATCTTGTCATTTTGGTGGAAGAACTGCGGGAACACAATATTAATTTCCGAAGCCTTACCGATAGTATCGACACCAGCACACCAATGGGCCGTTTCTTCTTTCACGTCATGGGGCACTAGCCGAGATGGAGCGTGAATTGATTGTTGAACGTACCAGGGCTGGTCTTGCAGCAGCGAAAGCTGAAGGGAGGATTGGCGGGAGGAGACCAAAATTTTCATCAGAACAGTGGGCTCAGATGGGGAGATTAATTGCAGCTGGTGAAACTCGGCAGCGTGTTGCCATTATTTTTGATGTCGGAATCTCGACGCTCTACAAGAAATTTCCAGCAGGTTTCACGAATTGACATTTAAAGTTGGATCGCGCAAAGCGATCCAAAGTTGTGTGTCAAAGTTTCGCAATTTATGTGCCGCGCTACAAGGGTCTACGCCCGAGGTGGGTTCATCAAGGAACAGAATATCCGGCTCGTGCATCAGCGAACAGGCCAGCGCCAGGCGCTGCTTAAACCCCAGCGGCAGCGCGTCGGTGGTGTGGCGCGCGATGGCTTTCAGGCCAAAAGCATTGCTCATGCTGTCGATTTTATCGTTCTGCGCGCGGCCGCGCAGGCCGTACACCCCGGAGAAGAAGCGCAGGTTTTGCTCGACGGTGAGGTTGCCGTACAGCGAAAATTTCTGCGCCATATAGCCGAGATGCTGACGCGCCTTACCCGAACTGACTTTCAGGTCCATGTTCAGCACCAGCGCATTGCCTGAGGTGGGCACCAGCAGCCCGCACATCATCTTGAAGGTGGTGGATTTCCCTGCGCCGTTCGGCCCCAGCAGGCCGAAGATCTCGCCGCGTTTGACGGCGAAGTTAACGTGGTCGGTGGCAGCGAAATCGCCGAATTTTTTGGTGAGCTGTTTGGCTTCAATCATCGTTTCATCCGGCGAGCCGTCAACGGTGTGGAGAATGGCGCCCAGCGGCGATTCCGAGGTGCCCGCACCGCCCAGTAGGTCAATAAAAGCATCTTCAAATCGCGGCGCGGTTTCTTCCATCTCCAGTTCAGGCATGCCCGGCGCCTGCTTTAGCGCCTCGGCGGTGGCCGATTTTTTAAGGATCACGCGGACCGAACGGCCCTGAATCATGCCGTCGCTGACCATCTCTTGTTTCAGCGCCCGTTGCAGCAGCTTGCGGTTATTTTCCTCCGGGCTGTGCATTAAAAAGCTGCGCCCGGCCATGGTGCGGGTGAGGGCGGTGGGTTCCCCCTGATACAACAGCTCGCCTTCGTTCATCAGCAGCACGTCCTGGCACTGTTCGGCTTCGTCGAGATAGGAGGTGCTCCAGAGGATCAGCATGCCGTCGCCCGCCAGCTCGTGCACCATCTCCCAGAGTTCACGGCGTGAGATGGGGTCGACGCCGACGCCGGGTTCATCTAACAGCAAAACTTTTGGCTCACCAACCAGCGTACAGGCCAGCCCCAGCTTCTGCTTCATGCCGCCGGAGAGCTTCCCCGCCAGCCGTCCGGTAAACGGCCCCAGGGCGGTAAATTCCAACAGCCGGGCAAAGGTTTTTTCGCGGACGTCGCCGGTTACGCTGCGCAGATCGGCATAGAGATTAAGATTCTCCATCACCGTTAAATCTTCATACAGGCCGAATTTCTGTGGCATATAACCGAGCACCGAATGCAGCGTACTGTCGTCGGCAATCGGATCCAGCCCGAGCACGGTCGCGCTGCCTTCGTCCGGCTTCAGCAGCCCGGCGAGCATGCGCATCAGCGTGGTTTTTCCCGCGCCGTCCGGGCCGACAAGGCCGGTCACATAGCCGCCGTTGATGGTGCAGTCCAGCCGGGCGACCGCCGGTTTATCCATGCCGGCGAACCGTTTGACCAGCCCGCGTAGCTGAATCTGGCCGTCACTCAT